CGGCGGTGACCTCGTCCAGGGGGGCGGGGCGGGACGCCGCGGTCTCCTCCTCGTCCAGGGGGTCCAGGACGATGCGGGCGTCAGCGAAGGCGGGGACGGCGACGAGGGTGGCGCCGCGGACCCGGGCGCGGGTGATGCGGATCAGGTAGTCCCCGGACGTCTCCGCGTGGACGACGACGCCGGTGTCGGGGTCGTCGGCCTCCCCGGCGGCGGCGGTGATCCGGTCGGGGACCAGGCCGGTACCGGCGAACGCGTTGACGATGGCGGAGGCGGTGACCTGGCCGCCGGGGCCGGTGATGAGCTCCACCGTCTGGCGGGTGCGGGTGAGGACGCCGGCGGAGGCCTCCCACTCGGCTGCGGGGTAGGCCGTGATCGCCCATGCGCCGTCTTCCAGGCGCATGACGGAGGCGGAGGCGAGGGACGCGGCCAGGACCAGGTTCCCGTTCTCGTCCTCGGCCAGGGTGCGGTCCACGAACTCCACGTCGACGTCGTCCAGGTCGACGCTCACGCCGAGGGGGGCCTCCTCCTCCAGGAGCATGGCGGCCTCGGCGCCGGCGCGTTGCGTCAGGTAGAGGACGCCGGTTCCGGGGATGCGGTCGCCGTCCCGGTCGAGGGAGTTGATGGCGCCGGCGAGCTCGGCGCCCTCGTGGCCGCGGAGCATTTCGTCCGCGTACTGGAGGGGCCAGGGGCCGCCTTCCCACGTGAGGGCGCCGGGCGCGAACACCCTTCCGTCGCCGGTCTGCTGGTTCTCGTACGCGAGGGCGGCGTCCCCCGGCGTGCTCCAGGCGCGGGTGGGCAGTCCGGCCGCGGTCTCCTCGTTGGGCATGTCGTCTTCCTCCGGGGTGAGGGGGATGTCGATGTGGTCGCCGCCGAAGGCCAGGCGGACGCGGTCGAAGGTGATCGGGCCTAGCCGTTCCTCCAGCTGCTCCAGGAGGGCGGGGTCGTCGCTGTACGCGGCACAGACGTGGGGGACCCATGGGGAGTGCTGGCGGGGGAGCTCCGGCCGCTCGTGGGTGTCCTCCAGGGCGTCCGTGGCCAGGGCGCGGGCCTGGAGGAGGGTGGGGGCGTCGTCCGGGTCGTTGAGGTCGCCGCCGACGGCCCACACCCATGACGGGGAGTCGGTGCCGGCGTTCCAGTGGTTCGCGCCGAACGCCCGGGCGGTGATGGGGCCGCCGAGGTCCTGGACGCGGGCGCGGACGCCGTTCGCGAGCTCGTTGCGCTGGTCTTCCGTCCAGTCGCCGCCGTTGTCGCCGAGGAAGTAGAGGGTGAGGTGTAGTTCGTCCTCCGTCTCCCCGCCTTCGATGGCGAGGCGCGCGGCGTCCTCCTCGGTGGGGATGAGCGCGATCATGCCGCCCATGAGGTGACTCCCGTCCGCCGCGGCGGTCACCGGCCCGGCATTCGATGGCTTGGCCACGGCGGCCTCCTGCAATTCGTAAGTAGCAGCCCGTCTGGCGTCTTCGGGATTGGGGGTGGAGGCGGAGGTGCGGTCCTCGGCGCGGGCCAGGCGGAGGACGCACCGGCAGTTCACGACCAGGGAGGCCGGCGCCGTGGGGTCCCCGGGGGCGTCCATGTCGACACCGCCGACGCGGAAGGGCTCGTCCAGGAGGCGGAGTTGCCCGTCCACCTCGCCGTGCGTGTGGCGGACACGGCCGTCACCGCGGGTGCGCCACTGCTTCACCAGCGGCCGGTCCGGGCCGGAGAGGGCGCGGGCGGCCTCCAGGGTGGCGGTGTTCCAGGCGCGGGTGGCCTCGGTGGCGGCGGTGCGCTCCTCCCGGACACGGCCGAGCTGCGCCCCGTCCGCGGCGAAGCGGGCCCTGAGCCGGTCCCGGAGCTGGTCTACGGTCTCCCCGGCCTCCACGCCCTCCGCGAGTTCCTGGCGGGCCACTTCCGCCAGGCGGTCCCCGACCGCGCGGAGGAGGTGCTCCGTGGACTCCACGTACTGGCCCATGCCGGCGGGGAGGTCCCGGCCGCCCTCGTACCGGCCGGGCAAGTCGTCCCAGCCGTCGTCCAGCTCGGCGTCCACGGAGTCCGCGGCCTGGTGCGCGGCGGTCTCCGCGACGCCGAGAAGCCGGGCGATGATCCGCGGAAGGCGGGAGGTCCACATGCGGGCGATGCGGCCCACGGAGAACCGGGCGGCCACCAGCTCGTCCGCGCCGGACACCGCGTCCGCGAACTCCGCCGCGACCTCCCGGAGGACCTCACGGACGACGCGGCCCATTTCCCGCTCCGCGTCCTGGAGGGTGGTCTCCTCGTCAGCCATGCCGCTCCCCTTCCTGGTGCTCGGCGGTGGGGCAGGTATCAGGGGCCGGGCCGACGTGGACCACGGCGGGGCCGCTGTAGATCACCCGGCCGCCGGGGCCGTTCAGCGTGACGTCCAGGACGCCCGGGAGGCGATCCAGCGTGGCGACGCGGAGGCCTTCGCAGCCCGGGCATAGGTCGAGCTGGTGGACCTGGTCAGGGACGTGGTCCGCCCACCCCGGGTCAGCCATGAGCGCGCTCCCTCTCCTCGTGGAGGGCGTCCTCCCGGAGGCGCCAGGCCATGAGCTCCTGCCACGGCTCGATGCCGCGGCAGTCGGCGCAGAAGCCGTGTACGCGGTGGGCGGAGCGCCAGTGCCCGAGGGTCCCGGTGTGGTCCAGGGGGCGGCCGTTCGGCGCGGTGGTCTGGTCAGACACGGGCGGTCTCCGTATCCGGGAGCGCTCCGATGAGAGTCACCGCACCGTCAGCGGAGCGCTTGAATCCCCACTGGCCGAGCATCGCCGTGCCGTACGCCGTGCGGGCCGTCAGCGTGACGTACACGCTCGCGTACCCCGGGGCGAGGGTGTCGAAGTGGGCCATCGCCACCGTGCCGGCCTCCTCAATCAGGCTCACGCGGTTGGCGGCGTGCTCCGCTGACGCCTCTTTGATCAGGAAGGGCAGCTCATCCACGGCGTTCCTCCGGCTCGTCGCAGATCTCGCACCCGGCGTAGGAGCCGACGACGGACACGCCCTCCGGGGTGAGGAGGAGGACGTCCCCGGTGAACCGGGTGTACGCCTTGCAGACGTGGCACCAGTCCGGGCGTGCGGTGCCGGCCGTCACGTAGACGGTGAGGACCGGGAACGGGCGCCGGGAGGGCGGCCGAGGGCGGGGGCGGGGTGTCATGCGGCCACCGCCAGGCACGAGGTCCGCAGCGCCCCGGACGTCAGGTCGAAGTCGTGGGCGATGCCGGCGGCGATGAGCTCCCGGCAGTAGGTCTCCAGGGAGGCGGTGAGACAGTCCGCGTCGAGGCCGTACCGGTCGGCGACCTCCGGGAGGCGCGGCCATGCGCCGTCCAGGAGCCGCCACTGTTCGACCTGGCCGGGCTCCACGCGGAGGACGGTGTGGAGGCGGGCGGGCTCGATCTCCCGCGCCCGGGAGCGTTCGGAGCGGGGGCAGGCGGGCGTCTTGCGGAGCTTTTCCCCGGCGGCCGCGAGGGCGGTCCAGATCAGGCCGTCCGCGGCCTCCAGGACGGCGGCGGGCACGGCCCCGGCGGCGGAGGCCGGGAGGGTGGCGGGCTCACCCTCGGTCTCGTCCACGGGAAGGTCCCGCGTCTCCTCCTCCTGCTGCTCCTGGCCGGGCTGCTGCTCCCGGTCCTCCCGGCGGCGGCGTGCGGCCACCTCCTCCGCGGTGGGGGCGTCGGACTCGTCGAACCCGGTCTCCCGGCGGAGCGCTGCGCCGGAGATCGCACCGACCTTGAAGACCTCCAGCGCCGTCTGGGAGCGGTTGCCGCGGACGCGGAGGCCGGAGGTGTCCGTGGCGACCACGTACCGGTCCGCGTCCGGTTCGCCCTCCAGGAGCGGGCGGAGCCACTGCGTGGTCAGGGCGTGGGAGACGGTGTCCAGGCGCGGCTGTACGCCCAGGGTGACGGCCTCCTCCTTCAAGGCCCATGCGCCCCAATGGTTGATGCCGCCCATGCCGAGCACGACCTCCGCCGGGGTGTCCAGCCCGGTGGCAAACCGGCGGATGGCCTCCTCCCTCAACTTGAGGGCGAGCTCGTCAAAGTCGGACTCGAACGTCAACCGCTTGATAGCGGCGATGTGCTCGGCCGGCACCTCCAGGATGATCGGCACGGTGGCGGCGGCGGACTCCGGCTCCCGGTACGCGGTCTCCGCCACCTCCATGAACACCTCAATGAGGTCATCCTCGGAGGCCCCCTGGACGGGGGTGGAGGGGAACCGGGTCCCCTGTGGCACCAGGAGGACGCCGCGCCCGGTGAGGCGGGAGCGCGCGATGGCGGCCACCGCGGCGTTGAGGAGGTGGAGTTCCTCCAGGAGGCCGAGGGAGGCGCGTACGGGAGAGTCGGCCTCCAGGAAGCGGCGGGGGTGCGGCTGCCATACCCGGATGCCGATGGGGTCCGTGTCCTCCCCGCCGCCGTCCGGGTTGGCGGGCGGGATCTCCACGGGCTCCCCGTCAATCTCCGCCACGAGCTTCTGGCCCTGCTGGTGGATCTCCTGGACGGAGACAACGTGCCAGTCCTGGCCCTCACCCTTCTTCTTCGGGCGGACGACGATCCATCCCTCACCGGGGACCACCAGGTGGGGCCCGAACCGGCCGAGGAGCTGCGCCTGTCCCTCCGGGCCGTTGGCGATGGCGGCGACGATCTCCGCCGCGCGGGAGTTCTCCGGGGCGGGCTCGATCGTCTTCCCGTCGTCCGCGAGGTAGCCGGCGTAGAGGGTGGCCGCGCTCATGGCGCCGGAGATCCATTGGGCGGCGAACCGGACCTCTGGGGTGGAGTCGTAGAACGCCCACGCGCGTGCCTGCCAGCCGGAGTCCGGGGGCTTCGACTGGCCGCCGCCCTTGAGTTTGCGGGAGGTGTAGCGGGAGGCGGCGGCGGTGATGACGCGTCGCGGCGGCGCGGCGGGGGCCATCACGCGTCCGCCTTGCGGGAGTCGTCCCACCGGTTGAGGAGAACGGCGCCGCCGGCGACGGCCAGCCACTCCAGGCCGTGGAGGAGGAGCGGACTGCCGTTCCACTGGTCGGTGAGGAGGAGGTACGCGGCAAGGACGGCGCCGGAGAGCCACCAGCCGAGGCAGTACACGCAGGACATGAGCGTGATGACGAAGGCCCGGACCGAGGACTCCGGGCGGCGGGTCTGCCATTCAAAGATCCGGTCCCGTACGGGTTCCAGGATGGCGTCATGGACGCCGAGCTGCGTGAGCCGGTATCCGGCGAGCGCCAGGAATACCAACTCCGGAATTGTGATCATTACCGCCCCTTGGATGATCCGCCGTCGGTCGGCGGAGCATCATAGGCCAATGAGCGGGAATTCCTGACGGACATACTCCCTGGTCAGGGCTGGTTTTTAGATCAATGCAGGGGTTTAGCGCGTAGTAATTCTGATCAATTCGGTGCGTCATTCCCGAGGAATAGCGATAGAGTGCGCGCACGGGACCCCGGCGGTTATGCCGATATAGCGTCCGGACGGCGTGGGAGTACGCGCCCCACTGGCCGCCGCCCGTCCCGCCGGTAGGCGCCGTCCTGGTTCTTGGAACCTCGCAACGGGGCGGCACCCCACCCGGCCACGGCCCCCGTGTCCTCCCGGTCCGGGGGCCGTAGCCGTTCACCCCCCACGCCGGGCCGGTTACGCGCTACGGTGGTCCCCGGCCGTCCTGGTCTCAACGCCGGGACGGCGCCTCCACGCTGCTGGTCACGGGCCGGGCGGGAGGCGGCCTCCGCGCCGCTGGCTATGGGCCGGGCGGGAGGCCTTCCTCACGGGAGCACACGATGAGCCACACCCACACCCCCCTGGACGTCCAGCCCGGCACCGTCACGCTCTGCGTGGAGGCCGGGGCCAAGTGGTGGCACCTCCCCGTGAGCGCCGACCTGTGGGAGGGCGCCGTGGAGGAGCTACGGGAGGGGTTCCGCGAGCAGACCCGCATCATGGCCGGGGACGCCGTGCTCCCGGTGGCCGTGGTCACCCGGGAGGACGTCGGTCCGTACCCCGGGGAGTAGGCCGTGACGCGGCGGCCTCATTCACGTAGGCCTCCGCGGTCTCCACGCCGTGGAGGAGCACCAGGCGCGCGGCCCGGGCGGCGACCGCGGGGCCGTAGCCGAGCGGGACGAACACCACGTGAGCGGAGAGCTCCGCCCACGTCGCGGGTGGCGGCACGAGGCCGCCGGGCTGGTAGTCGTCCATGGTCATTCCTTCCGGCGCTCCGCGTAGGCGGCGGCCCACGCCCGGATCAGTCTCGTACGGACGGTCTGGCCGGCCAAGGTGATGGCGTACGCCTCCCCGTCCGGGTCGACGCACGCAAGGACTCCGGTGTTCGAGGCGTACTCCTCCAGGACGTCCCGCATGACGGTGATGAGGGCGGGATGCGGAAGCACCGTGGTGACGGCGCCGGGACGCCTCCGATCAGGGGGCCCGTGAGCGCGGGGTGCACACCGGCGCCTGATCGAGACGCCGACCGGTAAGTAATGAGTAGGCCCTTCCCTCTCGTCTCTGGAGTCCGCATGCTCCCTGTCGTCTTCCTCATCGCTGGTCAGAGCGCCGTGATCCTCGCGCTACTGTGCGGGCGCATCAGATCAGTGCACTTTCACCCTGTGATGGCCGTTCTCTCAGGCTCCGTCACCGGTCTGGCTGTCTGGAGCCACTGGACACTACCGGCCTACGTCGGTGCCATCTGCACAGCTGCGCATGCGTGGCAGTGGTCGACCCGCGGCGTGCAGGACGGGTGAGCGGTCAGTCCGCGGTTGCCTCCTCCAGGTCGCACGTCAGGTCCGCCGCCCGCACCCGGGCTCGGAAGTAGAGACGGACGTGGCCGGGCTCCCGGGCGGGGTACTTACGGACGGCACCGGCAACCACGGCGTGGGAGAGGACCGAGAGGACTTCCTCCACGTCCTCTTCCTTGCACACGATCCGGGTGTCGAAGTTCGGCTCACACTTGTCACATGGCATGCCGCCAGGATGAAGGCGACCGGTGATCCGCACGGGAGGTTTCCTGGGTTGCCCAACAAGGAAACCGGGGGCCGCCGGGGGCGCGCGGTGGCGTTTCGGGCGCGTTCCCGGGCGCGGAGGAAGTGGCAACGTGAAACAGCCGGTTGGGGCGGGACGGGGCGGCCGGGCGCGGCCATGCTGGAGGGCATGACCGAGACGACTCCGTTAGTCCGCGTGATCAGCTTCGGGTTCGGGCACACCGGCGCCCCGGACGAGGACGGGCGCCCGCTGGAGCCGCCGACCGCGGACCTCACGCTGGACCTCCGCCGCGCCCTCTACAACCCCCACCACAACCCGGCTATGCGCTACCTGACCGGCCTGGACAAGGTGGTCTATGACCACGTGATGGCCACGCCGGGGGCGCAGTCCCTCGTGCACAACACGGTGATGGCGGCCCACACGCTCATGGACCAGACGCGGCCGGCGTCGCTGGTGGTGGCGTCAGGGTGTGCGGGGGGCCGGCATCGTGCGGTGGCCATGGCCCGGGCCGTCCACGGGCTCCTGGTGGAGTTTGGCCGGGCAGGCGGGTACGGGGTGGAGCTGGTCCACCGGGACGTCCACCGCCAGGTCCTCCCGTCCAGTAAGCACGTTTGACCCTCAAGCCGGGGCACGGCCCCTTCCTGCACCAACAGGAAGAGCTCGGGACCGCACCCCGGCCTGGTTGGAGCCACGAGCAGGGCCGGCCGAAGGAGGGGCGGTCTTGCGGTGGTGGGACGACCGTAGCGGACCGTGGGCCCGGAGCGGGGCCGGTGGGACGAACTGAGTCAACCCCGCATCGACTCGGGCGCGGCTACCCTCACGGCATGAGCGATGACACCGCCTTCCTGGACGCCCTCCTGGCCGCCATGCGCACCCCCTCCGGACCGCCGTCGGCCGCGGTGGAGTTGGAGACCGAGGACGGGGTGGAGCTCCTCCTCCATGGGCACGGCCCGGAGTACGAGGACCAGGGCGTCATGGTGATCCCCGCCGCACTCGTGGACGGGCGGTGATCGGGGTGGGCGTGAGCCGCCGGGCCGCTCCGGATGAGACCAACCGCGTGATGGGGGACCTCCTCGGCGGCGATGAGTACGCGTACCGGTACGCGCGGGCGCTACGCCGTGAGGGCATCGAGGACGTGGAGACGCTACGGGCGGAGTATGAGCGGCCCGTGCCGTGGGTGAGGGCTGCCAAGGGCCACGCGCTCCTGGACATCCGCGGCTTCGGCCCGACCGCGCTCGCCCGGGTGTCCGCGGCCCTGGCGGATGGCCGCCAGGTGAGCGAGCGGCACGTCCACGCCCCGCTGGAGGACGGCGCGGACGTCGTCACCCTCTGCGGCACCACGCCGGCGGAGGGCGGGACGCGCTGGTACCACCTCCCGGTGCGCGGTGACCTGTGGTGGATGCTCGGGGATGAGGAGCGCCAGGACCTCCGGGGCCGGGTGTGGCGGGAGCTCGGGGAGGCGTACGCCGTGGTGGACGCCGTGGGCCCGCTCGTACCCTGACGGCCGCGCCCGGGCGCGCGCCACGGATTGCGTGCGCCCCCTCTCCTGCTGCTAGTTTCGTGGCGGGCCGGGCGGTATGCCTGGAGAAACCCCCGCTGTTCGTAGCTGTCCGGCGGGGGTTTCGTCGTGTCACCGGGTGCGGGTGCCTCCGCCGCCGATGGTGCGCCCGTACCGGGAGGCCGCCGTCCGTCCGTCGGTGTCGGCCGTCTGGCCACGGCGTGCCGGGGAGTGGACGGATGAGGTGGCCAGCATCTCCGCCCAGAGCGCCATGACCACCGCGTCTCCCTTGTCCGGTGAGCGGCCCATCCGCTTCACCAGGTCCTCCTTCGGCTCCACGTAGATCTTCGGCGGGACGCCGGTGGTGGTGCCCCACGTCGGGGCGGTGAGGTCGGCCAGGAGCTCATCGTCCGGCGGGAGCATCACCTCCGGGTCGTACGCGGGGTCCAGGAGTTCCCGCATACGCCAGTAGGCCGCGCTGCGGACGTTGCGGAATCCCCACTCCCCGTCTCGGGTGCGCGCCCGTGTCTTGGCCGCGCCGGTGTACGCGAGGACGGGGACGTCGAGCTCCCGGAGGCGGTCCACGACGCCGCCGCCGACGCCGATGGAGTCCACGACCGGGATCACGGCCCCGGCCTCTCCCACGGCTCCCTGGACGCGCGCCGTGGTGCGCATGGTGTCTTCCCGGTCGTGGGTCTCCAGGTGGGTGATGGCGACGCCCCACCGGCGGGCGAAAACGGTGGAGTCTCCGCCGGCCCGGGCTACGTCCACGCCGACGTACTCCCGGCCGTCGAGATCGGGGCGTCCGGCCTGGTCCCACTCGTGCCACCGCTCCACGGCGGCCTCCACCCATGCCAGGGGGATGACGGAGTCCTCGTCCGAGGCCTGGAACTCGCCCTCCACGCGGTTGGCGTAGACGGCGGAGTCCCGGCCCCACTGGCGGGCGCGCTGCTCCGCCCACTGGCGGGAGATCCGGCCGGCGGCGATGGCCTCCTCCAGCCGGACGTGACGGACCCACCAGTCCTCCAGACCCGGGGCGCGGCGGTGGATGTCATAGAACCGGCCGGCGGGCGGCCCCGGCGTGGAGATGGCGAAGGCGAAGGCCTCGGGGAGTTGTCCTGGCGGGCCGTCCGTACGGCCGCCGGAGAACGCACCCTCGATCGCGTCCCACGTTGCGTCGGGGACGATCTTGGCCTCGTCGATCAGGTAGAGGAGGGAGTCGGCGTGCGCGCCCTCGATGAGCTCCGGTTTGTTGGAGGCGACGGGGGTGGCGGCGCCGTTCTCCAACTTGAGGTTGAGGGCCAGGAGCTCCGTCCGCTCGGAGAACGGCTCCCGGCCCACCTGGTCCCACCGGATGCGCTTCGCCCACTTCCGGAGCTCGGGCACCAGGTACACGGAGAGGTGCCTCCACGCGGAGGCGGTCATGATCACCTTCCAGTCGATCCCCGCGGCCTCCCGGGTGGTGGCGAACCAGAGCACGCAGATCGCGGCCATGCCGGTCTTGCCGAGACCGTGAGGGCCGCGTACGGCCACGCGCCGCTGCCGAGGGATCGCGCCGAGGGCGTCCGCCTGGTAGGCGGTCAGGCCCTCCCCCTCCTCCCACGCGATGCAGTCCCGCGCCCACCCGGCCGGGTCGTACATGTAGCGCAGGACCCGGCGGGAGTTCTTCCGGGAGCGGGCGCTACGGACGGCGTCCCGCACCTCGCGCAGGGCGGTGATGTCTCCCGTGCGGACGAGCTCCCGGACCTCCCGCTCCAGCTCCTCCCGGGACCTCACGTCCCCTCACCCGGGCCGCCGTCCCCCTCGTCGAAGACGGCCAGGATCTCGTCCGCGAGGCGCTGCGCCTCCATGTTGATGCGGGTCGGTGCCTCTGTGCCCTGGAACCGGGCCTCCTGCTTGATGCATTCCAGGACGACCTTCGCCGCTTTCGGGTCCTTGTCCTGGATGGCGGCGGGCCAGAACGCGGCCTGTAGCCGGTTGACCTTCGCCAGGCCGAGGGCGCGGAGCTCGTCCACGTTCTGGTCCTGCTCGCGGAGGTTGGCTTTCAAGGCCTCGCCCACGGCGGTGCACGCGGCGCCGGCCGAGGCGTAGCCGACGCGTTCCGCGATCGTCGCCCAGTCCACACCGGCGACGCGTAGGGCCGTGGCCTGCGCCCTCTTCTTCGCCGCGGCGGCGCGCTGTGCCTTCGATGCGCCCATGAGGCCCCCTCACTTTCCAGAGTCTTATGGGTTCCAGGGACGGCCGGGCCGGGTGGGCTCCCCGGCGGGCCGTGACGGGTGGTGCCGGTTAGAGGCCGGTGGAGGTGGCGAACGCGCCGAGGACGAGCCAGGAGTGCCAGCGGAACAGGACTTCCGGGCAGCACCAGCCGGCGTCATGGACGGCCTGGACGAGGGCGACCTCCGGGTATGGCTGGAGGACGCCGCGGAGAGCGCGGGCCTTCGCGCGGATGGCGGAGTCCGTGATCCCGTGGGCGGCCTTCCAGTCGTGGGAGGCGTCCGCGGCGATCTCCGCCCAACGGGCGTCCGGCGGGCGGACCTTCTCCGCGACGATGAGGGCGCCGGTGGAGGAGGAGGCGCGGCGGGCCTGGCGGAGGACGTGGACGCGGTCGGCCAGGGGGAGGAACTGGAGGGTGAAGAGGGCCAGGGTGAGGTTCGCGTCCTGGTGGTCGAGGGGGGCGCGGCGGATGTCGGCGGGGACGTAGTCCACGTGGAGGTTGGAGACGCCGGCCAGGGTCTCCGCGGCCCGGTCCAGCATGGTGCGCTCCTGGTCGTAGAGGGAGGCGCGGAGTTGGCGTGTGGGGTGCCGTTGGGCGATGCGGTGGACGGTGGTCCCGGTGGAGGCGCCGAGGTCGGCGACCAGGCCGTCATCCGGGAGGAGCCAGTCCGAGGCCTCCGCGACGAGGTCTTGGATGGCGTCGTAGTACGGGACGGAGGCGCGGACGTGCTCGGGGAAGACGTCCACGACGGCGGGGGTGAACTCCCACGCGCCGGTGGCGAACGTCTCGGCGATGTCTCCGGCCGGGGCGGGCGTGTCCTGGTCAGCCGTAGAGGCGGGAGTGTTCAGCACGGTAGTACCTCACGGGGTTGGGGAGGGCGCTGGTGATGATCGGTTTGAGACCTAGGCCGTCCTGGAACGCGACCTTCGCCCGGCGGAGGACGGAGGCGGGGAGGCGGTCGCGGTAGGCGGCGGAGAGGACGGCTTTGCGGCCGGTGGGGGTGTCGGCGTCCCGGACGACGTCCAGCGGCATGGAGAGGGCGAGGGTGACCAGGTCGGGGTCCAGGAAGGGGAGGCGGCCCTCCACGCCGTGGGCCATGAACGCCTTGTTCACGCGGGGGAAGTTACGGACGGCTTGCGCGGCGATGAGGTTGCGGCGGTAGCCGTACCAGCCGGCCTCCCGGATGCCGCGGTAGGCGAAGCCGTACGACGCCCATAGCTCGTCGGATCCTTCGCCGGTGTAGGTGACGCGGTAGCCGTCCGCCCTCATGGCCCGGGCCAGGGCGAGGCACGGCCAGGCGATCTCCACCTGTGCTTTGTAGGGCTGCTCGATGGTCTCCAGGGCGTGGGTGAGGTCGTCCGCGGTGGGCGGGGCCACGGGGACCTCCACCAGGGGGACGCCGAGGGCTTCGGCGGTCTCCCGTGCGTGGCGGAGGTCCGCGGAGCGGGGGTCCAGTACGGCCGTGTAGGTGGTGAGGCCGGGCCGGGCGCGGACCAGCTCTGCGACGATGGCGGCGGAGTCGATGCCGCCGGAGAGGAGCGCGCACACCGGGACGTCGGAGATCAGGCGCCGGTATACGGAGCGGGCCAGGGCACGGCGCAGCTGTGGGGCGGCCTCCTCGCGGGTGAGG